TAAAAACCAAAGAGCAAGACGATCTGTGGCAGGAATATCCAGAAATTCCATCCCAGGCATTAGCCGGACTGAGCGCAAACAAGCGATTCTTGCCTAGTTGGATCAAAGCTGCGACAAGAGAAGCAGATCCATTAAGCAGATTAGGTCGGGCCGGTTTGCCAAGGATACCGGGGATAGTCTATTACGAGACAATACTACTAGGACGGCCGTATCTCATCACCGCTGACCCGGCAGAAGGTGACACAGTAAACGATCCATCTGCAGTCGCCATATGGGACGCATTACTCTTCGAGGAAGTAGCCTATGCCGAAGGAGCGTGGGAGCCAAGCACCTTCGCCGGATACATTTACAGATTAGCGCAGGCGTTCAACCAGGCCACCGTTTGTGTAGAGAGGAACAATCATGGTCATGCTGTGCAGCTCGCCTTGCGAGATCTCTACGATTACAAGTGGTTGTACAAGAATCCCTTTGACAACAAAACAGGCTGGCTCACCACCCAAAGAACAAAAACATTAGCCATGGATAAATTAGCCGAGTTGATGGAAATCGGAGAGCTAGGAATCAAGAGTCCCATCATATTGGCGCAGATCGCCAACATAGACGCAAGTACACAAGCCGCACCTGAAGGAGATCATGACGATGCCGCTATGGTCGCCGTATTAGCCGCCGCAGCATTAACATGGACAAGCAAGAGGAAGAGACAGCGGCGCAGAAGATTACATAGTTTGACCATATAAGAATACGCCGAAGATACGGCGCTCAATAGGAGAATCAGCATGGCACGGCCGGAACTAGAAGTAGAAGATCTCGAAAAGAAAATACCCAGCATAAACGAGAGCAACAGGTTGTACAGTATCGGCGATCATTGGCAAGCAGGCTTTGGATACACAGGACCGCGCCTGCCAGCGGATCACCCACAGTACGGACAGTGGGCAGCCGAGATGCAAAGGATCTTCGTCAGTGAAGACGTATTAAACGAGATCCGAAAGAGAGAGCGCTGGGCCTTAACGGGGAAAGCGTGGACATGGGAAATCCACGATTTAGACAACAAGCCTCTTGCAGAAGCAGAGGCATTAGAACTAAAACAATTTGTAGAGAACTGGCTAGAAGAAAAGCAAGTCGTATCCACCGTAGCCGACGCCATAGAAAACAGCGGGTGGGCCGGAGATGAAGGACAAGACGGAAGAGGAGTGCTGCGGTTTTTCATACCTGAGCAGAGACTAGAGCAAGGCGGGACAATCAAAGCCGAGAATTTGGGCATGGCATTAAGCCTCATCGAATTAGAAGCGCCCGACCCAGGCACGGCCGTCGTCTTTGAAGATGCCGATTCAGAATACGAAAAGACAGGCTTCATCTCCTGGAGCGAAGAAAAAGCAGGCAAAGAATTCGATCGAGCCGAGTTAGTATTCATCAACGAGCAAGGATTAACCGTCCTGGAAAGCCTGATAGACAGCGAAGAAGTAAGCACCGGAACAGTTGAACTGCCATTATTAGGCAACTTGACCATGTATCAGCTGGAGCGGCCGTTACTAATGACCAGCAGCCAGCGCAGCCAGCAGCGATTCTTAAACCATGTTTATACCGCATTTCAAGCCGCAATCATGGGAGCCGCCTGGCCAGAAGATTTCTTCTTCGGATTATTACCGCCGGGCCACTGGGAAGAAAGCGAAGATGGCAAAGAAGCCTTCATCCCAGATCCAATGGTGCGAGGAGCGGGAAGAAGTCATTTTCTACAACCGGCCATGGTTATAGATGACAACGAAGTAGAAAAAGCAGCCATGAGCGGAGGATTTACCCGCACACAACCAGTCAGTCCCAATCTATTCACAGAAGCGAGAAAAGAACTAAGGAACAGCATGATCGCCAGCGCCTTTCAAGAGTATACATTGCTGACAGGCTTGGCCCAGGCCAGCGGCGAAAAACTACAACTAGCAAAAGGAGACTTTGAAGCCAGCGCCACAGACATGGCAAATGAGACGCGGCTCATGGTGCGATGGGTGATCGAAACAGCCTTATTGATGGGTCAGTTCATCCTAGGAGGAGGAGAACCAACTCCTTATCGAGCATTAGTAGAAGTGCGAATTGACACAGGCGTAGTCACAACCGAGCAGAAACTACTACTCAGTCAACTACGAACAGACCGATTCATCAGTCATGAAACAGCCCTTGCCGAAGCAGGCTACAGCCAGCCAACAGCCGAGATCCTCAAAATCATTCAGGCGCTCGAAAACGCAGAGTTGAGCGTTGAAGCGGTAGTCAAGCCGGGGCTGGTTGATGCGGCCGGAGGAACAGGAGAAGGAACACAGTTAAGGACAGAGAAAAACAAAGTTGAAAAGCCAACAGCCTCAAATACAACACCCTAAAAATAGTATCACTTGATTTTAGACAGATCATAGATTATATTAAACAGTAAGAACGAAGAAAGAACAGAAGGGGTTATAAATGTTATTAATGAACGGATTGCACCGTTATCCAGAAGGAAATGGCGAAGGAAACGGTGGAACGACAGGAACGACAGGTGGAACGACACAAACGACAGCCAACGACGACGCTGCTCGTGCCGCCGACTTCAAAAGCCAGTTAGCAAGAAATCAGGGAGATCTCACACGCTACGCCGAGAAACTACATGAGCGAAACTACCACATGCGGCAGCGAGCGCAGGCCGCAGAAGCGTTAGTACCAAAAGAAGGAAGCGTCGTCCTCAGCGCCGAAGATGGAGCAATGTGGAAAGAGTATAAGGGGATGGGCACAGTCAAAGAGATCGGAGACAGGGGGAGCAAACTCATACAGCTAGAAAAGTACCAAATGGTTAGCGACGCGGCCGCAGTCGCCGGTGTTAATCCCAAGGTATTGTCAAAGCTCCTACCAGACGGAGCAACACTAGAAATAGGCGAAGCCTCAGATGATGACGGCAAAGCGATGCGAGTCGTCAACGTAGTCGAAGGCAATGACAAAACCGGCCTTAACGTTTACGCCGAGAAAAACTGGAATGATTTTCTTCCTGCGCTGAAAGCGGCAGGAGAAGTTGAAACAGGGCAGACTTGGATACAGCAGCAAGGCAGCACCTCCGGCGATGCCGGAAACGGTAGGAACCCATTGCTTCAGGCGAAGTTGGATCAGGTAAAAAAGCGAAGCGAGCCTGTCACCAGCTCAGATTAACTAAGCGTCATTTTATAGACGCGAGAGGTAAGATAAATGGCACGAGTAGTAACACATGATGATGCTCTCCCATTTGTGGCGCAGCCTAATTCACTCTTATTTGACATGGGCCGAGACATAGATTGGGATAACACCGACGATGAAACCTTGATTCCAGCCGGGACACCCATGTCCCTTATAGCAGCCAGTGGCAAAATGTGCCCCAGGCTAACACGGCCGGGAACCGAAGTTGCATATGGCGTATTGGTGGCGAGCGCAGACAAAAATGATAAATCCGGTTTGCCCGGACATGGCCTGATCATCGGCGGCGTTCTCTTCGAGAACCTAACCCCCGACTTCGGCGATGCCGCATGGGCAACGATCAAATCAGAAATAGGCGCCGCAGTCATATGGCTCACCTATTCTGACGATCGGGTAGTTTAGGCAAAGTAAGGATAAAGGAAATAAAAAATGAATCTAAACTTTGCTGAAGCATTGAAAGAACTTGGAGCCGACGCTTCCTTCGTGTTTGCGAATGAAGTACGGCCGCCAGCCTGGTATCTCTTTAACCAGTATTTACCCGAAATGAACGAGCCATCCTATAACGTAGAAAACGGATCAATGACCGTTCGTTCAGCGATGGCCGGCCTTGCCGGGACTGACTCTCCTTATCCCCCGACCGGGATAACCGAGGTCAGCACCTTCATGGAAGAAGTTGCCAAGCTCGCAAACTACGTGATATTGCCTGAGCGTGCGATTCGTCGTATGCAAGGCATCTTGCGTAATCTAGGATTAAGCGATTCAATCGACTTCATCCAAAACGAAGCGTTAAACTTCCTAGATAAAGTAATCGTGCAGGCGCATGTTGATGCCTTTGAGTGGCTACGAGCGCAGGCACTAACCAGCGGAGCAATCGCCTGGACCTTCAACGACATGGCAATCGCCGTTGATTATGGAATCCCGGCAGCGAACATCCTGACCAAACGGACAGGGACCGCAGCATGGGACAGCACCGCGTCCGGTTTTTGGGACGACATTGCTGAACTACAGCGTGTGCTGCACTACAATATCAATTCCTTCATCGTCCATCCCAACACCATGACCAAGATCGTTGACAATCCTGTGAACAGCATTGAATTGATCAACTACACCGACATGGCAAACGGGACGCAGGAATACACCTTCACGCGCCTGATCGGAACAACCGAACGGCGTGACAGTGACATGCGCCGCACAATCAGTATCAAAGCATACGGACTTGAAGCGGAAGTCATGAACCCTGCCGGGCCTGATGCGACCCAGCTATTGCCCTTCATGCCCGAAGGAAAGATCCTCGCCGTTGCCAACGCAGGTCGAACAGGCTATCGCGTCGGTGAAGGTTCGGTAGACGATCCGTACAAGTCAATGGCACTTGGTTATACGCACATTGGTCCTACCGTCGAAGGTGGCGGAGCGCCAGGTCGATGGGCGCAGTTGTTTACACCCGAAGCTATGCCTATGCAGCTTCACGGCCGGGCCGTGACAAATGGCCTTCCAGTCATCGAAGTGCCGGAGAAAATTGCAATCGCGTCAAGCGATTTGACATAGATGAATCTAAACGGAGATTAGCTCCGCAGCATATGTAAGGGAGCAGAGGTCGATTTATCATAGACCTCTGTCTCTTACACAAATAAGGTGTGAACAATGACATTACTACCCGTTCTAAAAAACGGCCGTAACTACGTAGATTGGTATGGTCGGACAGCGACAGTTGAGCAGTACCTAGCGTATCATGCCGAAATTGGCGATGTTCCCCTTCCCATGCCGCAAGTTGATCTAAAAGAAGAGTCAGAAGAAGATCCTCTTCCGTCAGACAGATTAAAAGGCAGCGGCATCCCTCATATTCGCCTGCTCAAGAAAAACGGCATTGAAACAATATCCGAAATCCCCAATACATTCATCGGTCTAAAAGCATTAAACGGTATCGGGCAAAAGTCAGCAGCCGACATAGCGAATTGGCTGCGCGATAATCGAGAGATCAATCTTTACGGCGATGCTCCTGAACCGGCCAGGGATGGTGCGTAATGAAGCTAATAGAGTCCGTGAGAATCGAGATCGGTGACACAGACTGCGAGAACGGCATCCTTCCAGGTCGCCGGCAGTTCTCCGAAATCGAAATAGCCTACGCTGCAAATGCAGAAAGCGTTACCGAAGTGACCGAGCCATCGCAGCGGGACATAGGACGTGTCAGCGCGAAACTACTTGAGATCGCTTCAACATCGTGGGCATCTCAGCCATTAGAATCCGAATTAGGGCCGGCAAGCGAAGTCAACAATGCCTCAGTCCTACTTGCCAGAAAAGCTGCGAAATATCGAGCAGAATGGGGATACGGATCTCCAGAACTAGGCGAAGGATCAAAAACAAGATCGGCATCATCGTATGTTGGTGTCGGCATGTATCCATCAATTCCGGGTATTAATTAGTGTACGAACATCTAATGGTCACATACTGCTCAATCATGCAGGTCGATCAAGAAACCGGAGATCAGGTTGAAGTAACCGCAAGTTTGCGCTGTTCCAACGTCTTTCCATACATTTTTCGGCAATCCCGCGCGGAAACAGCCTACGATTTTATCCCGGCTCAAATAGTAACCAAAGTATCTAAAAAAAGGATCAGCGAAAACATGCGTCTTGTATTCAATACAGGCGAGGATTTCAGGATTCACAGCGTCAACAAATGGCCTTTAACATCTCCTAAGTTTCTTGAAATCGTATTACAAGGAGACGGCAATGCTTAGTTGGTACGCGAAACCTCCCCTAGATGTATTCGCCGCGCAAGTTGATGAGCAGGCCGACAAATTAAGGTCGCTCAACGATATAACCAAGCCAGGCAAAGATAACATCGCCATGCAGATCGCGTTAGTACTAGGAGAAGCATATCTAACCTTAGCAAAGTCTTTTTCTCCGGTTGATACTGGGCTGTTACGGAAAGAACACCAGTTAGGTCAAGAAGAGCTTTTTTCCTCAGCAAACAGCGTTACCGCATCCGTGATCGTAGACATTAATCCAAATGCCCCGCAAAACATAAAATGGGGTGGTTACCCCATCGTATATGGCGCTGAATACCATGCTGAAAGATTTCAATGGTTTGCACTTGCCACACAGGCAATAGAACCGCTAGTAAAGAGAGTCAGCAACGAAATGTTTAATGCCTACATAGTTGATTTGTGGAACAGCTAATGCTTATCAAAGAGATCCGAAAAGAGATAGCCAGGTTATTAAGTTTAGATGCCGAAATTGGCGGAACATTTCAAGTTCATGTCTATAACTCTTCGCAGCTTCCAGGAAAGTATAACAACGAGCTATGCGTCTATTCCGGTGGTTCCTCCCCTTCTCAATATCCAGTGATCGGAAAATCATCCGGCAGACCCGTCTATCAGTATATACTTTACTGGCTCGTTAAATTCGATCAAGGTCAGCTTGAAGAAAAAGAAGATCTATGCGACGATATTGAAAATGCAATCTATCGCGTTTTAGGCACGGAGAATTACAGCAATACAATGTGGCGAAAGATCGTCTTTCCCCATTTCAGTTTACGGCCGTTAGCGCCGGGAGGTGTCAACAACTCACATCCAGGTCGCACAATAGTAAGGATTATTACATGACAAAAAGGAAAAGCGTCAGTCCAAAAGAAGAAAGCGAAAACGAAGAGGCACAAACCCAGTACGTAATCCTCAAGGCCGTGTTGTACAAAGCGATGATCCCGGATGAGTATGAATTAATCAAGCCGGAAGAAGATCCATACGCCGATAGCTCTCCACGCCGGCCTTTTGAACATTTAGGAGAAAAAGATATAAATCGTCTACTCATGCGGCGAATAATTGCCGAAGATAAAGTAGAGACAGGAGAATAGCATGGCAATAACAAATCAACTTTACATACCTGATCGCGGATCAGTTACAATCAACAGTAGTGAACACAACGGAAGCGTAAAGACCCTTTCCTACAACGTCCCGCGCAAAAGCGAAAGGATCGTAAACAGCCTGGGTGGAAACAAGACAGAAACCCAATCCAGAGCAAAGGCAGGCAATTTCGAGGTAGCTCTTAGCGTTCTTGACGATCGATCCCTTCTGGAAAGCGCAGCGGGAACCGGAGTCTTGAAAATGCTTTGGGATGCTTACGAAAACAACACCGAGCTAACAAACATGCTCGTTGTTCCTGCTGGAAGCACGACCGGCATGACCGGTTATACCTTCGGCGGCAGCATCCATGTGGTGTCTTGTCCTCCTCATGCAGATTTGGATGCAGATACCGAAGAAGAAGCCGTTGTCCCAGTTATCGTCGTTACTGAGGATATTACCCCTGCCGCGATTGCATAAAAGAAGATTTTTCAATCTTTAACAAATAAGGATAAGAAATATGCCAATAACAACTCAACTTTACATACCTGATCGCGGGTCCGTCAACATCGGCGGAACAGAGCAGAACGGAAGTGTTAAAACGCTTTCCTACAACGTTCCCCGTAAAAGCGAAAGAATCGTGAACAGCTTGGGTGGAAGTAAAACAGAAACCCAGACTAGAGCGAAAGCCGGAAACTTCGAGGTAGCCATGAGCATTCTCGACGATCGGTCCCTTGATGAAACGGCCGGCGCTGACGGTTTAATGGTCGAGCTTTGGGAAGCATATGAAAATAACACCGAGCTTGCTTCAATGGTAGTTATACCAGCTGGAGTAACAGCCGGAATGACCGGCTATACCTTCGGCGGCAGCATCCACGTCGTATCATGCCCTCCTCATTCAGATATGGATGCAGATACCGAGGAAGAAGCCGTAGCCGCTGTGATCGTTGTCACCGAGGAAATCACACCAGCCGCAGTAGCATAGTCGCAAATAGGCTACCAATCGTGTATATCGTGAATATAGAAGGGGAATAGATGGCTGAAAAGAAGTTTGTCAATGAACAAGTAATAGAGATCGAAGCAGCAGGAATGAAAGGGACGGTAACAATTCCAATCATTATGACCGATGGAGATCTCGCCAAATACATGGAAGAAGCGCAAAAAGCAATCGAGATTGTCACAGAATGGAAAGAAGGAGATGAGATGCTTCTCAAGTCCCATACGACAGTCGATGCGCGAAAGCATCTTGTGCGGGCCATAGATTTTCCAGGAACCTCGATCAGTCATTTTAGAGAAGGCGATCGGCCGTACCCCGCGTTGACAAATGTAATAATGCCATTATTGGAACCATTAATTGACGATGCACTAAACCTCCCAAACTCATGAGGCTCGTCTGGAATTGGGCAACGGCAAAAGAGGATGAACTTCTACCGATTCATCCAATACTATCGATGTCTAATTGGCTATTTGATCCGCAGGCGAGCCAGGCGGCAGGACGATTCATATTTAAACTTCCCTACCCTGGAGGTGATTGGATAACAGAAAAGCGGCGAAACAGCTACCTATTGTATCTAATGGATACAGCTAAAAAGGTAGCTGTCTTAGGTTACAAAACTAAAAAAGGGGAAAAGCTTACAAAGGAAGAAGATAAGCTGCTCGACAAAGTAGCTGAGGTTTTGTAAAGGTTAAATATGCCAGAAGTATTAAAAACCAAAGTTGTCGTTGATGCCGAAACAAAAGGGGTAACGCAGGCTGCCGCAGCGGTAGATAAGCTGACAGACGAGCTTCTACAACTCGCAACCGCACAAGAGCAAGCTGCGTCTGCATCTCAGAAAATAGCAGAGGCCATTCGCCGTGTTGATGCTTCAGGTGATACTGCCGGTGAAGAAATGCGCGTTCTTAACGGCGATCTTGATCGTGTTGCGGCCACCATGCAAAAGACAACCCAAGAAGCAAAGGAATATGCCGTTCAACTTGCAGGAATGGAAAGTGCGACCAGCGAACAGGTACAAGAAGCATCAAAACTTTCTGCAATTACAAGAGACTTCGCAGATTCACAAAGCCAATTAAATCGAGAACTACATGAGGGAACACAGAAATCAGAAGCATCAGCCGATGCGATAAAACAACATGCCGTTGCCGAAGAGCGATTAACTCTTTCCTTGGAAGAAGGATATGTTGCTCAAAAATCCATAACAGATGCAAACCAGCAGTATGAAACTGGATTAAAGCGACTGGTTCTAGAGCAAGAAGAAAATCATGTCGCTATCAAATCAACTACAGATGCTACGATACGTCATGCAACTGCATTAAAGCAAATGGATTTGGAGCAAGATAAAGCATTTGTTAGCACCAAAGCATTAGGTCAGGCTACGCAGAGACTTGCCACTGAAGAAAAGCAGTTAGAGATTGGAGTCAGCGAAGCTGCAATCGCTATGAAAGCCCAGCAATCAGAGACTTTAAGGCTTGCCCAGGCCGAAGTGCGAGCGAAAAACGAAACAAGAATGTTTGGCGTTGAAGTTGGCAAACTAAAAGAATCCTTAATCACGGCCGTAGCCGCTGGTGGCGTAGCTGGTCTTGTTTTCAAGGGTATGAGCATTATAGGAGATGCCTTCCGCAGAGGGGCGGAAGCGGCCAAAGAGTTTCAGCGACAGGCCACAGAAACCTTCTCCTCCCTTGAAGAAGAAGTTGCCAGAACCAAGGCGCAAGTTCCTGAACTTATAAATAGCCACGAAGAGCTTTACGAGTCAACAGTTAGGGCCGCAAGAGCTTTGGGCCGTGGCACATTAGAAACGCAAACAGCCATCAGAAAGGCCATGAATCTTGGTCTTGAATATGATGAGGCCATGAAAGCAGTCGCCGTATCAACAGATGCAGCGCGTGTTGCCAATGCTGACATGACAGACACACTCGTATCAGGCATGAGCACCGTTAATGCTTATGGCACAGGTGTCTACGACATCAACGAAGTTCTAGATCAGTATGCCTATCTCGTTCAAAACTCCAATCTTGAAACACAAGATCTGATCAGTGGCATGGCTAAGATTATCTCCCCGGCTGCTGAAGCTGGCGTAAGTTTAGAAGAAGTTGCCGCCGCGATGATTGTCATGAATCGCCAAGGTGATGACTTCAAGGAGATTGGAGATCTCTTAGGCAATATGCTCACACAGATCGCGGTCAGAGGGACACAACTAAGTAATGCCTTTGTTGATGCCGCAGGAATGGGGTTCAGGGAATTTACCGCCGCCGGTGGAACACTCGTTGAAGGTCTTATTTTAATTGAAGAACACGCTGAGGCAACGGGGCAGTCAGTAAGCGAGCTTGCCCAAGGAAATAGTAAATTCTATCGTGATATGCTTGCTGGTCGTGGCATTCTCGAATTAACAGGCCGGCATACGTCCGAACTTGCTGAAGCGTATGAGGGCGCAAATGTTGCAGTCGGGACGCTTGATGCTCAGGTCGCCGAATTTGAAGGGACACTATATCTTGCAACAGAGGAAATGAACTCTGCTAAAGATGCAGCCTATGCCGTTGAAGGATCTCTGACAAAGGGATTGGCGATGGGCTTTACTAATGCGAAAACAAGCCTTTATGATTTGATTAATGGCATATCTTCGGGGATTGCCTCATATAGAGAGTTGAATGCTGCGATAGGAGAATCAGCCCTAACTGGGACCCAAGGCGTTGAAATAGATAGTTATCTTACTTCTCTCGTTGATGTCGGAGGAACTGAAATAGAGATAGCTGGCGAGATAAATGATTTAAGACGCGAAGCAGCAAGATTGCTTCTCGTAAATCTTGATATATCTCAAGAGCAATTGGAACTCGAACTGTTTCTATATCACTTTCAAAAAAACGCACTAGCTGGAAAAAAGGAAGAGCTAAGCATCTATCAATCTATTTCAGATATAGACCGGCTAAAAGATTTTGATAGAATGACTGAGGCTCAAAAAGAAGCTTATGAACTTCAGTTAAAACAAGCAGAGGAAGCTGAAAGAAAAGAAAAGGCTGAACAGTCTGCGTTAGCCGTTGCCGAACAGCGCGCATATTGGGAAGGAGTCATAGCGGAAAGGCTTGCTGAGCAAAATGCGAAATTAGTCGAAGCATACGAAACAAGCCAATCTTACATAGATAACATTAGTGGCCTGCAAGTAGAACTTGGTATAGCTACAGATCCAGAAGAGATCGAAGAACTTAGAAGGCAGTTAGAAGAAGCAGGCGACGCGATTGACACTCATTATAAAAAGGCTCTTATTGATGGAATGATCGCCAGTATGGGCTTTGAAGAAAGCACCATTGATCTAGCTGTCAGGTTAGGGCTACTTACCGAAGAAGCCGGAGAATTACAGAAAGAGTTCATAGGAATCAGCATAGAAATAGGCAAGCTTGCCGAATCAAAGGGCTTTGCTGACCTCGGTCTAGAGGCTCAGGCCATCGCCGCTCAGGGAGTGGCAGACGGTTTATGGTCAGCTGATGAAGCTATTGCTCATTTTGATCCATCTAATTGGGCCGAGGGAGTTACTCCAGGAATAGCCAGAGCCGAGCAGGGATTTATGGACCCCATTATTCAAGTTAGAATACCAGAAGAAGATGAAGCAAAGCTTACTGCACTAGAAGAACAATTAGTTCTTATTACAACTAGCGAGTGGGAAGCTTGGGTTAATGCAAATGTTGGCCAGGCAATAATTGATGTTGATGATTTTGGTACACATACTGATATTGCAGCTAGGGATCGGTATATGACTATCTATGTTGATTATCAAGTAAGAGGATCTTCAGGGGATAGTCCAGGCGGTGGAGATTCCGAATTCGCCACAGGTGGATCAATGGTGGTTCCTGCTGGTTACAATAATGATGATTACTTGATCGGCGTTTCAAGCGGAGAGTATGTCAATGTGACCCCATCCGGGCAAGCGCCATCGGGAGCAGGAGGGATAAACATTGAAGTTATAAATCAGTTTGCCACAGGCGTTCATAATCCGAGTCAAGTTGCGGCAGGAGCTAGTGATGGTTTATATTCTGCATTAGAGAAAGCGGGGTTAATATGACCACCTATTTAGTTCCAGAATCATTTAATGCGGTTAATATTCGAGGTGGTAATTCGCCTAGTGGACTTGATACCCAGGCTTTTGAATTACCTATCCCCACAGTAAAATCAGGCATCATCCCAGTTGCCGGAGGCGATCTATTTGATTTCAATTACGGAAATGGCGCCAAACTTACTCCACGGCCGTTTGTCTTAATTATGGTTTGTTACAGCAATGATGATTATGGCTTTCAAACTGCATTTAATGGGTTCTTTGGAATTCCTCCTGTTGGTCTTTATGGATTAACAAAAACTTTTAAAGCTAGAGTACATGGTTCTCTTGCCTTTATGACTGCAGAATGCGAGCTTGAAAGTTATACTTTTACACAAGATGTCCGATGGTACGATTCCTATAAAAGCATAATTAGTGGTCTTTCTGTCACATTTAGGCCCGTGGAAATGTTTTCATGAGTACAAACTGGTCAGGTCCATTCCTTCATGTATTTACTCCTTCAAATCTCGCCACAAGAAAAACGGTTGCCGATTACGGGAGAACCGTTGATGAAATAAGTCTCCTATCTACTGAGGGCAAGTTTGAAGGAGGTGGATTCGGTTCTGGATCGGCCGTATCCACCATCATGAACCGTGACAACCACCCGCTCGTAAAAAAGGGAGATATTGCATTAACATTCTGTCGCCATCCTTTGTTTCTTAATGGAGGAGATGCTGTTTGTGCGATATTCATTATTGAAGATGAAGATTACCAGGAAAATGCTGATGGATCGGGGACTCTTACCTGGACAGGGGCCGGCATATCAAAAGAATTACAGCGCAAGGTATTACGCCTTGCCTATATTTCAGAAGTTTACAGCGGGGAAACAACCGCGTGGACAACGGATTATATTTTTCTTGATGCTGCTCATCAAGAAGCTGAAGATTTCTATAATGGTGGCGTTGTTGAGATTGATGGTTATGTAGCCACAATTACAAAATATTCAAGTGGAGAGAGTAGAATTTACGTAGAGGATTGGCAACCTAGCGAACCAACTGCCGGCGCGACAACTACATACGATATTTTTTTTGGTAATTCTCAAAACGACATTGAGCAAGCAATAGCTTATAGTCAAACGGGCTGGAGTTCAGGTCAATCAAAATCACCTCTTGGATCATTTCATGAAGTAGGGGGCCGCAAGTGCATTGATCTACTCAGTGATATTGCGACACAAGCCGGGTGGCAATGGACAACAAGCATCACGGATTTACCACAGCGTATGCTCTATTGGATCAAAACTAATGAAGCTGCCTTGTCCACTTCTTTTAATTTGCGGTCAGTTAAAGATGTTGGTCTGGCTCTTTTTAAGAACGACATTAATTATGCCCCCATCATAGATTGTAATAAACATTTAAGTATCAAAAGTGGTGTGACGCGTGTATTAGCATCTGGAGGTGATGGTTTATCTTTTGTTGGAGTTGATGTCGGCGATCTTGTTATTCCAACAGGCTTCACACTTTATCCAAATGAATCTATGCTTGTTTATGACTCCGGTGAAGCTGGAATGTCATTCCATCAAATCGTTGAGAACAGCGAGTCATTTGATTATATCAAAGCGCAAACAGATACACCCGAAGCCATATTGGCGGCACAGCAACGGTTAATCAATGCCTGTGCTGATTATCTGTTAAGCAGAACTGTTCTTAATGATGATTATACTGCCAAAACCGTTGCTCTTAGGGATGCCCATATCGGACAATCGTTAAATCTTAAATATGAACGAGAGATCGGGGGAGAGGTTCTTTGGTATGTAAACAAAGATTTATGGATCAGAAGTTTTACCTGTTCCGCAGATGCAAGTGATGGCGTTAGATATGTTACCTACGATCTTGGAGAATTCTGGTACAAAGGCGAATTAAGTGGGAATACTGCCCTCGCTGACAGATTAAAACGGATGGGAGGATCGGGCGGCAATGTTGTTATTACAGGGGGTAATGGAGGTACAGCGCCAGGCGTTACAGATCATGGAGCATTAACAGGGCTAGCAGACGATGATCATTTGCAATATATGACAGTTTCCGCCAGTAGAGCATTCACTGGGGATGTAAATATTTTTGCAGGCGGAAGATTTGATGGTGTTGATCTTAGTGCTCACGTAGCAGATCCAGATGCACATCATGATGAGGCAACGGCAGGCTCCCATATATTATTAAGCGGCCAGCAAATATCCGTAAACACAACTAGCGATGCCGAAACGCATCCAAACACTATTATCGCCGGTGATTCCGGTGGAATGGTACAACTGGGTGGTTTGGGCATTGGCTCAGGACCATCCTACCATGAATTAGTGATTGACGGCTCATTGGTGTTTGTTGGTGGCAGTCATAGTATTGAAGTGGACGCTGGAGATCTTGAAATAGTCCCGGAGGGAGACTTATTCTTACGCCCCGGTGATGGCACAGTATGGATTGCTAATGAATTGCGATTCGAAGTGGCTGGTTCCATCGAAACCGAGGAGGGGGGATTGACGTTACAGCCAGCCGAAAATATCTATTTACACCCCGATTCATTTATCGTTGCCATTAACAATCAGCTGCACTTCGAGTCTGTAGGCAATATAACAACCGGTACTGGACATTTGTCTGTTCAGCCGGAGGACAGTCTTATTCTCATACCAGTCGGTGAAGTAATTCGGATTGGAAGCGAAGGATGGAATTATCCTCTTCTAAAAAGCGATCAGTTTGTGTCTGGCTTTATGGGAGCGGGGTGGGGAATCTCCTATGGTGGCCATATGGATATGCGGTCAGCATATTTTGAAGAGCTTGTTGTAACAACATTTACAATGGAACAGGCTCGTGTAAAGACGGGGCAGGACTTCATTACGCCGTCAGGATCGTTTCTTACAAAAGACTTTACAATTACGGCCGTAGGTGTCGGTTCAAATATTTTTGTCGAAGATGCAAATGGTCTTGAGGGCGTTCCTATATTTGGTCAATATGATTATTGTCTATTGCTCCCACTCGATCGTAGTGGTGGAGGCTTAGTCAAAGCTAAGGTTTGGGGACAGGTTACAAATTACTTAGATCAAGGTGATGGAAGTCAGCGATGGACATTTACCGCTCGTGATATAGGAGCGGCTCCAGTCGGCCTGGTCGTTCGAGAAGGTAATGTCGTTGTTGATTTTGGCCAGTCAGGCGATGGTTGGATTAATCTCAATGCAATTGATCAAATGGGATCTCCATACATCGGATTGGGCCGCTGGAGCAGCAATCCGTATACGCCTACAAATATAAAGAATCCAATTCGTCTTGGCGATCTTGGCGGAATCACAGGTGATCGCGGCATCATGGGATTGTTTGTCGGCAATCCTGCTGGTATGCACTTTGTTTCTAGCGAATTTAAACTTGAATCACATGGCATGTCATTTAGTCTTTACAATGGTGGCCGGGACAATACAGGATATATCAGATTAAACGCGATTGAGGTTACTGTTGATTATGGAGCGGGATCAACAACGATACGGCCGAATAATGATGTTAATTTAGGAAATGACGAACAAGGGAAACCTTGGACAGATAATCTGCTTTTAAGTACGGGAACAGTTGCTTATTCATTAATTGATGACGATCCAGATTTAGGAGGGGGATCTGATTATATTCGCAACAAGCTGTATTCAGAAGGACAAGAGCATCATTCGGTAGCCACCTTTGATTTAACCAATATGACTTCATCATTCTCTTCCACTGAAATGATTCAAATAAAAGCGCATGTCACAGTAGTCGTAGATCCTGACACTGAGATGCGCCTGGTTGCCGAAATTCAAGATAATACAGGCCCAGACTACGCCCCTCATTCCAGAGAGGTGACAATCGCTACACAGGAAACCTCAAGTGGTTTAATAACTGTTTACGTCAAGCCGCTGGAAATCATGTCGCAAGGCGATTGGGACGGATCTAGGATAAGACTCCATTGGTATATTATTCCCCAAAATGTTGATAGCGAAACAATTCGTCTTGATCCAGACGTTCCAAGCATTGCTGTAGGAAACCCATTGCCATTAGGACTCGACGAGGGTGGTGATGGATTCATTGTTTTCAATGACATTGATGATGTTTTCAAGATGCGGCTTGGCGGCACAACTATAAGCGGTGGCGGCGCAATGATTTGGGACGGTGCTGAAACTTATTTCAGAAATGGTAATGGCGAAAAGGTCATTACGCTAGATTCCGGCGCAGGCAGAAGTTATTTCACCGGAATGATGTATATAGAGAGTACGGGAGGAATAACTACGTACGGAACAACAGGTGTTCCGCTTTTTGATGAATATGGTTTTTCGTTCATACTTGCCTCTAATACAAGTCATGCGATGATGCAAGGCTTTCCTTTCAAGAATGGCGACGACGAGATAGTAGGCGGAATGTATGCAGAGGACAAAGCTCCGCAATACGTATATCTAATATCCGATCCAGATGGCAATTCCGTGTCAGGAGACTCTTATTTACAGATACTATCTCATGCAAGAGCCACAAGTAATTATTCAAGGCTTCTATTAAAAGCTTATGGAACAAACGATTCCGATGTGTATTTATTACTGGATAATTACGGAACTTCTACATCGACTGAAATCACGGCATCCTCGAAAAACTTCGTGATTACTGGTGATTTAACTGCCAGGTCTGGCTTGTCGGTTGGAGCTTCCAATGCACAAAGCGCAGATTATGGGCAGTTGGTTCTTAATCAAGCTGGTAATAGCGGTGTGATTTTTGATTGTCGATCTACGGAAGTTGATACGTCGCTTGCTCAAGGAATGGATAACGCCAATTCGTATTTTCAAGTCAATAAAGCTGGAGGATCAGATGGAGGCGCATACCTTAGAGGAATTAGTGACATAAATCATGGGATATGGGTGGTTGGCAGCGCAAATCAACCGAGTTCAACCGACAGAGCGCCGGTTATACTTCTTGGCAAGGTTGATAACACAACCGTTCCACTTACAAGCAATGTGGTTGTCGTCCGAAACAACACTTCAATAATTCAGGTAACAAAGGGTGACGGCGATCTTTATACATTGGGAACGCTATATCAAAACTTCGATCATCTAGCTAGTGATAACGAAATGGTTAGGGCCGTGAGCTTATTATCTCCAACTGCGATTCGCACAAAGTTTGATGATTTTGTGCGATACAACCGTGATGATTTAGAAGAACAAAGACTGATTCAAACAATGCCGGATGGCAACACAATGATTAACACAACAGGCATGATGCGCCTACATAGTGGTGCGTTATGGGAGCTTTATCAGCGGATAGAAGAATTGGAGGAACGACTTGGCAACATACACTGATGTCACATTCAAAATCAATGACGAGCACCTACAGCGTTTCATTGATGGAATCGCAGGGCATTTCGGTTATCGAGAGTTAGATATTGACGAAGAACCCAACACAGAAACCAAAGCGCAGTTTGGCAAACGCAAACTTCGCGCCCAGATGGTATTATGGGTGAAGGATTACGAGTATCGCGAGGCTCAGAAACTTCTGTATACTCAGCCAATCGACATGACTTAGTAAATGTTTGGGGAAAATGGCTATATAATGATTGTGATTTAATAATTCCAGGAAAAGGATAATGATGGACGAAAAAGACCTTGTTTTTTCAGTATATATTATTGTTGGGCCAAATGGGCCTGTGCCGGTATTTAAGCAGCAAAAGGATACGAACATGCTTGAGTTGGAAATGATTGCCAACATGCTGAACGAGAGTTTGATGCGATCGAAAATGGGACATATTGTAAAGAGACCGGAACAACCAACTCCACCCCCAACCCAACGCGTTCCGAATATTGACGATTCTCCAAGAGATGCCAGATGATATTTAGGCCATATTCCGATGAGGGTTCTCCTGAATTTTCACTAGAGGGTGATCGGTACACAATAATATGTGATCCTGGAGAAAGAGGCCGGTGGCTAGGTGATGTTGACGATGTTTTCACTGTCGGCGAAGAGGTAAAGATTGTTGCCGAAATTGAGGGGAGTGGGCAAGTAATGATTACATGGTGGGTTGACCATTTCCAATCGGGTCACTATGTAACTTCCACGATCTTCACTGAGTTTTCAATTAGTGAAGTAATTGAAGTTCCGCCTGGAGCAAATAGGGCAAGAATGGAGTTGAGAAGCTCCGCAGAGGCAACGTTTTTTGATGTAGATTTTATCTATCCTTATGAACCACCCATTGAACCACCCATTGAACCACCCATTGAACCACCCATTGAAATGTATCATGTTTATCATTTAGCAACTCCCAACTTACAAAATATTTGGACTGTCACTATCTCAGACTGTGGTATAACAACGACGAAAGGCCCAGCACGGGTTGATAATGATTATATTGATGAGATGGCAGCAACAGAGCCAGATTATCCGGCCGAGCTATTACCGCCTGGCAATTGGGATGATATAGTACCAGAGTAATGAGGTACCAGAGTAATGGATAAGGATTGCGTGGGGAATTTAGGCAGCATCGCTAATCTGTTTATTAATCGCGCTAATACACGTCGTCAAACGTGTGGCGCATTTCACATCAAGGAGATCTTCCTTCTGTTGGTACAATCAAATACGCAGGTTAAGAGATCCGAGTGGGCAGATTGACATACAGCAAGTTGACATACTACGCCAGGTGCGCCCCAGAGAGGGCAGGCTTGAGGTTGCCACGCAATCCTTGTTTTTAAGAGTATTAGTATGTGAGAAATGGATATTAGTATGGATAAAGACATAGACAATGTTGAAATTCTCATCGAGCTTACCAAGCAGCGGATTATCCTCGAACGTATGCAAGGTGATTTAAAGGAACTAAAACACGAAAGCAAGGAGCAGTTTGTAACCAAGTCTCAATTCGAGCCGGTTCAGAGACTTGTTTATGGGATGGTTGGTTTGGTTTTAGTAGCTGTACTCACGGCTCTATTGGCAATAGTAATAAGAGGGCAAGTTCCATGACTATCAGCGATCGTAACTATAAATTCTTGAATGTGGTATCGGTATTAATTCTTCTGCTTGCCTTATGTTCTATGTTTTTGTTTTTGTACTTTATTGTTATTCAGGACAATCCTCCAATAACACTTAATTCGCCACTTATTCTTGATAAGAATAGCTATCATGCTGGTGAAACAATGAATATTACCGCAGATATTTGTAGAAACACCACATCTGGAGCTACCTTGTTTCCAACATTTATAAACCTTGATACAAGACAACTCTTTGATGGTGCTCCTGTTTTTGTTGATAATTTACCTACTGGCTGCTCTGTTTCCACCATATCTGTAAAGATTCCACATTATTTACCACCTGGTCTTTATATAAGACGAGTTCGAGCAAGATATGATGTAAATTTTTTAACAGATCGAGTAGTTGAATTAGTCACAGAGGAATTTAAGATTTCGGAAAGGATAAAGGAAGGAGATTCGTGATGACAAGTGAACAAGTGGCAGCTTTATTATTACAGAGTGTTGGGATTGCTGTTATTGCAGGTATCTTAACCCAGTTGCTTAAGCCAGTATTCAACAAGATTCAAGATCCAGATACAAAAAGTATCGTGATTAACGGCACAACACTGTTACTGGCTTTTGGGGCAGCCCTGGTTATCTCAGTCTATAATGGCTGGGATGCTCAACCTTCTGTGTGGGCTGAATTAATTCTACTCACCATCTTCGGGACGGGGTTGGCTATCAGTGGATACGAAGGCGTACATAATATATTAAAGAAGGTTACGTCTGACAAAGAGTCTAGCGATGGCTAAGGGCAAACTTTCCATTGGCGCCGGTTTTCATGCGTCAGTTCTATGTTACTGTGATGGAATTGGCGACTACATTCGCAAGATGGCTGCTGATAGTCAAACACTTTCTATGAAGTGCGTTGATGGAACGTCTGGCATGATGGACTTCCAGGCAGAAATCCAGAAAGGCTCTATTGGATATGGTGTCTACCGATGTTTAAAGGGCTACGATGCTCCCATGTATGGTGCAAATATCCCGGCAGAGGCCGCAAGATATGTCCAAAAGATTAACGAGAATTGGCCTCCAGAGTTAGACAAAGACATCTTCTATGTTGAAATGATTAACGAATTAAACAAAGAGAGATCCAATTGGATTGGTCATTTTCTTTGTGAACTCGCAGATCAAATGATGGAACAAGGTTATAAATTCTGTGGTCCAGGATGGTCAACAGGGGAACCGGAGCCTGAGCATAATCGTACACCCGGCATGTTGGCCTGGTTCAGAAAGATAGAAGAACATCCAGACAAGCTGGCTCATGCTGTTCATGAATACGCTTTGAATAATGAGCAAGGCGAGCAGATCATGAAGGATACAATCCCATATCTTATGGGCAGATGTTCCGATGTTAATGCTGCTTGTTTTGAGAATGGAATAACACCTCCCCCCATATTTATCACCGAGTTTGGTTGGAATTATCGGGATGCACCTACATGGCATACCGGAACTCCGCAAATAATGGATATGATGTATTGGTATCTTGAAAATGTACCCAATGTAAAAATGTTTTCGTTGTGGGCATTAGACAAAGATCCAATGTGGACAGACCTTGGCAAAACAATCAATGGTTATATGACAAACTTATCCAACAATGTCATTAAACGCGATTGGCCTCAGCCAGCAATCCCTGAACCGCCAGATCTTCCAGACTTACCATTGCCAGGTGTTAAACCAAAGATTGTTATTCTGAAATTAGCACAGGAACACATGGAAACCGAATGGGTTATCGCTGGTTCTTATGCCTACCAGAATTACAAAAGGACGATCACGGCAAGTCTGGATGATACATTAACCATGCTCTTTGGTGGCAATGTAGAATCCTATGCGATTGTTGTTGATCCAGAATTGGAGTCGCAAAAAGAAACTATACGGGAACTAAAAGCTAATAATTTTAAGTATGAGGTTTTGTATTTCAAAGATAATAAGCCGCAGCCGATTGACGATCTATTTAAGTATCGGCCGTGCGCCACAGATAGAGTAACACAGGTCTTTGGTGCTAATCCACAATCATATTTACCATATGGCCTTCCTGGTCATGAAGGAATAGATTATGGAGTTAGCTATGGTTTGCCATACTATGCCGTTCAGGAGGGAGAGGTTGTTTGGGCTTCAGATAGAACCGGATCTGGTAGTCTTAGCAATTATGGCTGGCACGTCTATCTAAGGCATGAAGTTAAAGGAGTTAGATTCCATACTGTTTATGCTCATGCAAAACCTAACCTTCCCGTATCTGTTGGCGAAAAAGTTTTAGCCGGCGAAATAGTTGGCTTCAGTGGTAATACAGGCATTTCCTCCGGCCCTCATATTCACTTCGGTTTACTGTGGCGTAGTGATACAGGCAATGGCTATCCCATGTGGCGCTTTGGTCAATGTGTTGATCCATGGCCTTTTTTAGAAGGGAAGGATGCTCCGCCAAGTCCGTTTCCTGTTACAATTGATTTATTGGAATATATCAAAGGTGATGGCAGATTGTATGAAATGACGAATGCCAACGGTGGCTCTGAAAGATTTCAAACACAAGCACTAAGCGTAGATGAATTTTGGCAGACAAAGAATGGAAATGCAGAGCAACTGTTTCAGACATCCAATTCTATCTATAGAGGATGGGATACTTCACCAGGGGAGGGGAGATACTATCAATTACAAGAACCGAAGGGAACGGATATGTCTAGGTGGCTTCCTCGCCATATGTCTGTTGGACAATCGTTTAGCGTAGCCCTTTGGGTTCAGTTCTATGATTGGAACTGCAATCCATCAGAAGATAATTCTGGTCTGGTTGAGGATACGCGTAAGTTTGTTAAAAGGTATTCTCAATGGACAAGTAGAGCTGGGATCACATTGAATGATGTAATCGAAATCGAATGGGTAAGCGGTGGCGAATTATATTTTTATGCAAAGGGATACGGTTTAGTGCAGTGGATGAGGAAACATCAAGATCCAAACACTCCCGCCTGGTCTGCCATTAGCGAGATACATGCACCAGGTCAACGGCCTGATAATAAAGTTATTCTTCCAGGATGTCTAAAGTGATTCAGCTTGCTCCAATTATCTTTACTTTAATAGGTTATCTCAGTGGCTATGCCATGTGGCCTACCATTCGCACTATTGAACTTCGACAAGAATGGGATCAGCTTCCAGATGGTTTATCAGAGTATGACATGATGATCTCTGTACCTAACTGTGATCTAATTGGTCATGAAGGAACAATGTACGTAGGAGAAGAAGAGTACAGTATCATTGTCTTTGATTGTGCTGGAGAAATGGGACATAAATGGATGATTGAGAATGCTATTGCTGCTGAGTTGGGTTATCATTCATGGATGGAGCATACCGATCTCGTTGGAACTGAAACAGAAGTTAGGATAGAGGTGGAGTAATATGATCGGCGGATTCTTAGCAACGGCAGCCAGGAGGTTATATGGCGTTGTTCCATTAGAGTTTTTACTTCGCGATGATTTTCTTACCGATGAAGCCGCGCC